CGATGAAGTATCCATCTTCGGTGATTGGCAAGTCACATGCTTCGATGAAGCCGTACAGTTCGTCAATCGCGGTCTTGCTTGGGTTTTCGTACAGGTTGCCCAAGAAGTTCACCAGTGGCTTGCAAGGGAAACCTTGTTCAGTCATCGACAGGATTTTCTTGGTGATGACATCAGCCAATGGAACCTTCATGTCGTTGAACAAGTGGAGAGTGATGTAACCGACACCATTTTCGATGGACACGGTGATGACTTCCCATTCATCTTGCATGGACTTGAAGAACGATGTAACCACCGACTTCGTATCGAGCTTGAACACTTCGGCTTCTTTGCCAGCCTTCACCAACTCAACTGCTTTCGCAAATTGATTGTCGGTCTTGAAAAACTTTACTTCTTCGCCAGTGCTGATATCAACTACCAACACCATGCCTTCTGTCACTACGTTTGCATACATAATCATTTCCCTTCTTTAATTAAACACCACAACTTTCAAGATACTGGATGATATTAGCGTATGTGCCTGCTGATGTCAAGGTCGCATATTTATCCAGTACAGTCAACAACGGGTACGTCTTAAACAACTCGGCAACAGCACCATCATACTTGCTGGTACGCTGAGTATTCTTGCCGTCCAGAATCATATCCAGACGTTCGATTTGCATCATATCATGACGTGCTTGGTAGCTGTCCATTTCTTTGATGTTATCCTTGCCAGTAACCAAGTCGAAAAACTCATTCCACTTGGATGCGTTTTGTGTACGCTTCAACGAAGCCGGAACAAACTGGCGAAGAATCGGGTCATTCTTAACCTTCGCCATGAAGTCAGTCTTCGCAATACGCGGATAGGTCTTCATCAGGTCGTCGCGCATTTCGTTGAACACTTCTTTCGGGGTCTTAGCCCATGTTGGAACATCGCCATCTGCCTTCAATGCCAGAACGGTAACACCCAAGTCGGTTAGGTTGCGCAACATCTTTTCATCATCCACGCTGGATGTTGTTGTAATGCTGGTGAAACGAACATATGCAACACGTGCGTTGTTGTTTGCAATGCGGTCGGTGAAGTATGATTCTGCCACGGCTTCAAACTTGCGTCCACTCACGCAGAACAATGGCGACTTCACTTTCACAACCTTGTTGCGAACGATTACGGGCTTTGCCAGAGTCGAAGCAAGAACGATGTTCTTCTTCAAGAATTCTGGGATTGCATCCAGATTGTTCGCAATAACAACGTTCTTGGTTGGGTACGCTTGCTTTACACGCACGTTAATCAACGGTGCATCATCCAACACGAACACCACGTCATTCACGCCGAGAATGTTCAGAGTCAACTGCCATTCTTTGACAGTGGCGTATGAAGCTGGACGGTAGTACGAACCGAAGTTTGCACGCGGATTCTTTCCAGAAATGATGCGGTCAGAACCGGAATTCAGGAAACGAACATTCGCCTCATTTTTCCATTTCATTTCGATAGTGCGTTGTCCAATTTTGAACGCGCTGGAGAAGTGTTTGCAGCCGACACCAAACGCATTATATAGAGCAACGATTGCACCACTATGTCCAGAAGTGATGTTGTACTTGTTGAAAAAGTCAGTTCCGAGCGTAAAGTAGTGCAGTTCGCTTTCGGCTTTCGCATTAACTTCAACTTCCCAGAGTGCTTTCAGTTCGCCGTAGACCAATTCCAGTTTCTTCTGGATTGCAGTCAGCGTCATGTGGTCGTACTGCAAGTTTTCACGAGACAGACTGAGACTCAGTTCGCCGATGTTGAACTTGAGCAAAATGTTCTTCAAATGTAGAACGAAAGAAACATGCGCAGGCAATGTCACACCTTCAAGAACCTTCTTGCTATCCAGAGGATATTGGCGATGGTTGATGATTGCAGCACACTCGTTGTATGTGTTCGTAGACTTGTACTGGTCGAAGTTCGTGCCGATGAACGACTTCGACACGTTCAGACGATGCTGATGTGGGAAGTTGTGCAGAACGGGCTTCACCGGATAGTGCAGGTACGTGTCGATAGCCGCATTCGTCCAGGCATTTGTTGCACCCTGCTTAATGGGGATGACAACTTCCAGACCGGATTCTGTCGTGGGCTTTTCCATAATCTTTGTCAGCGATGGAACACCAGTTGCAGACACGAAAATCAGGTATTGACGGTGCATACCTTCATGGTATGAGTGAACAGTCCATGTGTCAGACACGGCGGCAGGAGACTTGGAGCCAATGCCGAATCCGCCGATAAAATCGTTGCTGGATTGTTTGGACGATTCACCATAAGTGGTCAGGAAGCGAATCACATTTTCATGAGAAAGACCGGGGCCGAAGTCACGAACACGAACTTCATTGGACAATGATGTAGGCATGGTCACATGGATAGGCAAGTCTTCTTTACCAACCAGTTTGTGCGCGTCGAGCGCATTGGAAGAAAGTTCGGTCAGGCACGAACGTTCTTTGTTGATGTACAACATATTCGACAACATGGCAAACAGTTTGCTTGAGTTGTCGGTTGTACCAAATTGGGTTGCGCCTGTGATGTTTGTTGTAACGTCACGACCAAGATTCAATTCCATGCGTTTTCTCCGTGTTGAAGTAATTAAGTAAGGTGAGCATTCTATACAGAACACTCAACTTACGCAACTACTATGCGTAAGTGGTTGATTTTTTAGAAATAACCCAAGATTGCACCAACTGGTGCAACTACGACTCCGACACAACGGAAGATGAAAATTCCGGTTACGGGGTCAGTTGCGGTGTGGAAAATGGTTACGACATTCATAACCCAACCAACGATTGCTGCCAGCCAAATGGCTATGAAAATAAGTCCTGCGATTTGCATTATGCTTCCTCCACAAAATTAAATGATATACAACCATGTCTCTTCTTACCGTAGTATTTCACGGCATCCAGAGTGTTACAACGTACTGCTATTTTTCCATCAAGGTACAACAGAAACTTTTGACGCACTGTGCAGAAGGTGACGGTTCCATCCGGCACAGATGAGCGTTCGGGTTGAGCGTCCGTGTTTCTATCTGTGGCATCTAGAACGATGTCACCATAGGGTCGGTCAAGCCAAGGGAAACGGGTGAGTAGGTCATCGAGATATTCAGTCGCGGTGCGAGTGATTTCGTCGGCCTTATTTGCGTCGAAGTAGTTAATCATCAAACCGCGATACATATGCTCTTGCATATAAAGCGGCATTCCTGCGGGAACATCAACGTCAAATGCGTTTTTAATCATGATGCCATACGGAGACTTCGCAGTGAGCGAGTCTAGGTGTTCCAGAATTTCGGTTTTTGTCATACATCCTTTTTACCACACAATTTTAATATAGTCGGTGAAAACAACCAACCCGATGAATACAACAACAGACAAGTAAATCGCAAGCAGAATGTGCGATACTGTCTTAGATGGGTGCGGCCCACCACATGCCGGAATCCAAGACATGATGGCAGAGAAAAACGCCCACACGATGATTTTGCCGATGAACACGATAATGCCACCGATGCTAATTGTCAACATTTGATTTGAACACCCCTTTCATAATAAAAAAAACCTCCACCTATTACGGATGGAGGCATTATACATACTTGTGAACTAAAAACAAGTGGGTTGTGTAAGTTAATGATTCTTTACGAGTTCTGAGAAATTATTGCGAAGTTCGAACTCAATTGAGCGTTCTACTTTATCTCGCAATAGGTCGCCCTTGTGGGAAATGATGAATATACTCGACTTTTCGATTTTGTTCAATAGCTCACTCAATAATGAAGAACCTTCACCATCAACCTCTTTGTCAATTTCATCCAAGAACAAAAGATTGGTGTTGACCGCATTGCGAAGTTTTGCTATGTCACGCCATGCGAACATGAGTGCCAAGTCAATACGTGCCTTCTGACCATCACTGAAATTGTCGTACTTGAAATTGTCACGGTGACGAGATTTGATTGTCTCTTCGAAATTTTCATCCAGATTGAACAAGACAAAGAAATCCAAGTCTGCCAAATATTTGTTGATGTACTTGTTGATTGTTGGGATATAGTGCTTGATGATTTTCGACTTGATGCCGCTGTCAGCTAACGATTGCTGCATGAATTCGTTGTACTGTTGGGACTCCAACAATTTCTTTTTGTTCTCGCTGATTGACATCCACTTTTTAGCGAATTCAGCCAGCTTCAATTTCTCAGCGTCAATTGAAGTTGAGTCTGAATTCATTTCGTCAATCTGCTGGCGTGAACGTAGAATCAGGTGGTTGTTCGAACTGATTGCACGCTGCAAAGTTGAGATTGAAAGTTGAACATCGACAAGCTCTTTTTGCTTTTCGTTGAACTGCTTCAATCTTTTCTCGGCACGTAGAATCTTGCCTTCGGTTGATGTGTAAGTATCGAGACATGCATCCAATTCAAGATTTGTTGTTTGGATGATTTTGTCTTTGTGTTCCTGTGACACGGCTTGTGTGCACGTGGGACATTCAGTTACATGCGAATAGAATTCGAGCGACTTGGACAGCTTGTCCTGCGCCTTGTTTAACGTGTTCAGTTCATGCTTCAACGACACCAAGTCTGATGCAGCATTTATAAGCGGTTCACCTTCACCTATTATTTTGGACTCATCGAGAACAAGCTTGTCGATTTCAGTTGAGTAACCAGCATTTTCAGACTCAAAAACGGCAATTCCGCTTTCGATTTTAGCAATAGAAACTGACTTCTCATTCGAGAGCTTCTCAACGAATGTTTTTTGGAGTGCAACTTTCTCTTGAATCGTCTTGAGTTCTTCATCGTTCTCTTTCAGTTCTTCCTTGAGGCGTTTGACCTTATCTTTCAGGATGCCACCCATAGTAGAGAAAACTCGAATGTCCAGCAAGTCTTCGATGAACTCTCTTCTATCAGTAACTTTCAACTTCATAAACGGTGTATACGAACGACCACCAACAACCACAACTTGCTTGAACGCACGAATGTCCATCTTCAAGATTTGGGTTTCCAAAATCTTCTGATAGTCACGCGATGCAGCGTCTTCATTCATCGGTTTGTCTTCTGCCGTGATAGGCTTCGAACTCTCGTAGATTTTGAAGATGTTTGGTTTGACTCCACGCACTACTTTATACTCTTTCGGGCCGATTGTAAATTCCAACTCAACCAGCAATTGCTTCTGGTTGATTGAATTGATTAAACCGGACTTGTTTAGAACGAAGTCTTCGCCGAAGAGAGCAAAACAAATGGCAGACGTAATGGTGGATTTTCCTGCACCATTCTTGCCTGTGACGAGTGTTGTCTTGGTAGTATTTAGGTCAATCGTAATTGCATGATTGCCTACTGCTTTGAAATTTTTGTAGGTGAGTTTTTTGAACAGAATCATTCTTCGGTCTTAATGCATTTGTTAACACACCATATTAGACCATTGAACCCGCCAACTAGCAACCACCATAGAACTTTCAACGAACCGGGCATGGCCTCGTGGTGATGATATTTCGCGTATGAATAATGCTCTCTGCGATGTGATGAATGTGTGGAAGTTTTGAGTGGCTTCGGTGCGCGATATGGATACGGTCTACGCCATGAATCAACACGAGTCCAACCGTAGAACGGTCTATAGTAACTCGAATTCTTGCCACGTTGGTTTGTGACGGAATGGAGTTTTCCGTCACCATCTTTAATCTTGATTGCCATTATGTGATGTTCAACGCCTCAACGTAAAGTGATTTCAAGCTGGCTATCAGCTTGTCTTTATCGAGGTTGGTGTCCACCTGTTTGACAAACTTCTCAATCAAGGTTGTTGTGTTTTCGACTTCTACTTCTTTTTCGATATCAACATCTTCGAAGTCTTCCATTTCATCCATGATTTTCAGTTCGATTGGTTCCAGCGATGCAATCAAATCTGCCAATTTATCGAATTGGTACGGGTCTGTTTTATTTGTGACCAACAATTTGACGTATGAGTTTTTGACCAGTGAAACGTCGATGGTCTTGTAATATTCTTTGTCTTGTTTCAGGTCGTTGTAGTGAAGCTTGACGAACATCGGAGTTGCATTGCGAACAAACGAGGTCTTCTGACTTTTCACGTCAAACAGCATGAACCCCTTCGGGTCTTCGTAGTCAATCCACGTCAATTCATATGGGATACCTACATACTGAATGTTGCCCTTCTTACTCTTCGTATGGTAGTGGCCTGAGAACACGGTGTCAAAGTGTGAATATTTTTCTTTGTCTTCGCCCTCGGTTGCTACTTGTCCTGGGTGGATTTCAAAGCCTTCAAACTCGAAGTGACCAGCGCAGTATGTGGCGCTAGTATTGGCAACAATCGCTTCGATTACTTCTCTGTTGTTCTCACAAATCCAAGGCAACAGCAGGAACTTTATACCTTGAACTTCCATTTCGGTTGGTTCAGCTATAATTTTGACGTTCTTGTAGTCGGACAGGAACAGCGTTGTGGCGTTAACCTCAACGGTGTTCTTGAATGCGATGTCATGGTTGCCTAGAATCGTGATGAATTCAATTTTGTTGTCTTCCATGTACTTGAAGAAACGCTTCTTCCAGTGATACAACACAACGTGGTTTGAGAATTTACGTGTGTCGAACATGTCACCGAGTTGCAGAATCGTGGTGATGCCGTGCTTTTTCAGATATGGAAAGAACACCGTCTCAAAATAATTGAGTTGGTGTTCCATAACGATTGTGCTTGCCGAGCGTGCGCCAATGTGCACGTCACCTAAAACTATAAAACTACTCACAGAACCTCCATTTCAATAAATATATGTAAGTCACCTAAAAGGATTTCTCATGAATATTTATTCGATATACAAAGCAACAAATACAGCGAATGAAAAAGTTTATATTGGGTTTGCAACAAATTTCTACAATAGAAAAAGAACCCACAAAACCGATTCAAAAACAAAACAGACCAAATTTCATCGAGCAATCAGAAAATATGGTTGGGACGCATTCAATTGGGAAATCATTTATCAATCAAAAGATAAAGAACATACACTAAAAACAATGGAACCGTTCTTCATTTCCCAATACAATTCGTGTGAACTTGGTTATAACATCACAATCGGGGGTGAGGGAGCAACCTGTCCAAAAACTACCGAGTGGAAAAACAAAATATCGAACACAAGAAAATCATCAGAATCGTGTAAATTGGCTAGTATCACCAATTTAAAGAAAGCCAATGAAGCAAATAAGCTTCATCCTCCCGCAAATTTAGGTAGAAAATTCTCAGATGAGGCTAAAAAATCTTTTTCAATAGAACGAAAATCGAGAACATATATCGCAGTTGTTTGTCCTCACTGTGGAAAAACTGGAGGGCAAATTTCCATGAATCGTTGGCACTTTGATAATTGTAAGTTCAAATAATCTCGTCTTCACCTTGGAAGTTTTCGAGATTCACGTGGCTATCCAACGCCTGCAAATCCAGTTCTTGAAGCTCTTTCAGTTTCTTCGCTTTCTTCTTCAATGCTTGAGGCATGTTGTTGGTCAAGTTGTCGCTGTTTTCACGAACGAACTCGGTGAAGATTTGTTGCAATTCCACATCATCGCTTTCAATGCTGTCGAAAAATTCGTGCACTGGTGTCTCGGCGATAATCATTGCCTTGACGTATGACTGTTTGTGTTCGGTGTCGATGCGACGAAGGAATGCGTTGAACGCGATTGTGGTGATATACGAGAATGGATTTCCAACACGTTCTTGACCAGCAAACTCACCCTTCTTGGAAATATACGATGGCTTGAACTTGGTTGCATACTTCACGCAGTCGTACAGCGCATCACCAATCATTTCAGCTTTGAAAGAATAGTTGATGAACTTAGGGCTGTATGTCAGGCGCGTGCAAATCTTCATCATTGACTCTGCAATGAATCGTGGAATTTCTGGAATTTCTGCGCCCTTCTTTTCTGCTTCTCTGACTTTTTCCAACCAAGGAACGTAGACTTCGTAAAGAGCGATGTTACTTACATAGAATGGTTTATTAGGCTTGCCTGACATGTGATTCCTTAATGCAATGTTACATTGGTTGGGACAACCGCTGCTTTATCAGCATTGTCTTCTAGACCAATATTGAAACGTTCTTCCAAAAACGATGCGAGTGTGTCTATCTTTGCTGCGAATTCTTTTTCTTTTTGCTTGAACTCTTCCGGTGGAAGGTCTTTGTATTCTGCAAGTTCTGCTCGAACTTTCTTGACGTATGTGAAAATAGTTGCCTTCACATAAAATGCGGTGTAAAACTTATTGACCAACTTGGGTTCAGACAAAAACTTTTCAGCGTAGATTTCGAATGTGTCGTCATCTGTTGTCTTGTCATATGGTTTTGCTGTTGTCAATTCGCCACCATCGCCAGCAATTTCTTCAACCACGATTGGGTTGACCATCATATAAAGTTCTCCCCAAATTTCATCGGAGTCTTCTGGTAGTTCAACGTCATACATTTCTGTGATGATGTGTTGACCAGTAATCAATTTCACTGACCAGAGTTGCACTCCAGTTTGTTCTTCATTCAAATTTTCTGCTTGTGATTCTAGGGCTTGCATATACATTCCTTAATGTGGTTCAACACAGGAAGTATAGCAATGAAATCTCATTAAATCAAAAGCCTAAATCTTTATCTTGACAATCTTATACTCGAATTTTTCTTCGGTGTAATGACGCAGACGTTCGATGAAGTGGTTGAACGTAAAGTTCTTTTTCTTGTTGCCACCAGAGAAGTCATCCACAATGTCAATGAGGTTCATTTTCGTTTTACCTTCTGCCATACGAAGGCCACGACCAATTGATTGCAGCAAACGAATCACACTCTTGAATGGTGATGCGAATATGATGTTGTGGATACGTTTGATGTTCGTACCAGTAGACATCGTTCCATATGACGCGATGATGATTGCATCTTCTTCTTTTTCAACAATCGCACGCATGAGGTCTCGGTCAGTACCTTTTACCGAACCGTGAATGAAGAAAACTTTGCGTGTTGTGTTACCTTTTGCCGCCAACATTTTCAGAATTAGCTCGTGAATCAATTTTCCGTGCTTCTCTACAAAATTGAAAAGTACGAGTGTATTACCCTTTGATTCTATTGCCATTTTTGCGACCAAAATGTTTCTTTTTTCGTGTCCGCAGATATAGTCCAATTCCGTCGAATAATCGACTTCTTTTAAGAGCTTTCTCTCGTTTTTATCTTCATAATCAAGGACTAAGCACGAAATTGCGATGTCTGCAATTTGTCCCTTTTCTATGAGTTCTGCGGTGGTTGCAACGCGGGTTACTTTTCCGAAAAGACCTGTGATAACCCACTCATGAGTTTTAGCATCGCCAAGTGTTCCGGTCAAACCAACACGATATTTTACCTCGGTTGCCTTCTCCATCATTTCTTTGATTGAGGTTGCCTGCGCGAGGTGAACCTCATCACATAGGATACCGTCGAGTTGGTTGAACCATGCAATGGGTTGTTTGTAGATTGACTGCCAGGTACTGATGACAATGTTCGCAATGATTTTCTTGTCAGCACCCTCTGAAATGGTCTGAGTCATTTCATTGACATCGAACCCATTGTGACTTGAGTAGTCCTCAAAGTCTGAGAACATTTGACGCACCAGACCGATGTTAGGCACAATCAGCAACGCAGTTCCACCCGTGGTCTTTTCGAGAATCCAACGGATGGTGCAATAGATGATGAGACTCTTACCGGAGGCTGTCGGTGACAATAGAGTGCGTCTACGATGCTTGATGGCAGTCCAGATAGCGACCAGTTGATAGTCTCGCACCTGAATCGGTTTTCCATCAGAATGAAGGTTCAATCCCTTCACGAAATCGAATACGGCCTTCGGTGACACGTCATCCCCATTGATGTAACTTTGGTCATCACAATCAATAGCATAGCCTCTCGACTCAGCAAATTCTTTGAGAGAAAAGTAAAGTCCAGTATACATTTGCTTGGTGTGAATATTCAGGAGCGATATCTTACCGTCCCATATACGCATCTTCACCTTTGGATTGTACTTGGCGTTCGGAATCTCGAATGTGAATGCTTCTTTGATTTCTTGTAGGATGCCTGGTTCTGCGTTCACACGCATGTAAACCTCATTGACTCTTGAAATCTTGATTGTGTCTTCTTCCACTTAATTTCCGTTCAGGTATCTGTTGTAATCAACAAGCGTCTTGATTGAGTAGTCTCGGCTTGAAATAGACTTGATGATGTATTCCATGCTTGCTACTGCTGTTTTCAGGTTGTTCACGTTCTCACGCAATGTAACCAGTTCTGTGTCGAATTCGAGGTGTGAATTCATTTCTGTGGCCGATGGTTTCAGCCCTTGGAATTGTTGCCATCCCATCTTAGCCAGTTCAGGCTGTGTACACTCTCCACGGTAATACTTGCGTTTAATGTTCCCCATGCGATAGTATGCCGATTCAGCACGAGTCAATTCACCCTTGAATTGGATGAAGTATCCTAGATATGTGGAGTGGAGTTGGGATGTACGGCAGATTTCGGTGTTTATCTTGGTTTCGTCAATGGTTGCATCTGCTTTCCATTCAGCGATTACCTTGTTGATGTCAAGTTTGTTGATTGTGGTCATGATTATTCACTTTCTTCCATATAAAAGTTTAAACAAAGTTGCAAAATAGTTTGACAACCTGTAGTATTTCGACTGTACCTCCATGAATGATTCTGATATCAGATAAGTCTTAGAAGAGTCTTATAAGAGGTTTCTTACTGGTACTTGGAATCCACCGTACCAAAATCACCGATGTAGTCGATGTAATCGCAGTTCAGTGTGAGAGTCGTTGTGATGTATTTAGCTTCTGAATCTGTAGCTGAAAAGGTCAACTTTCCAAGAGACGTAGGCCAAGCACCAACAAACTTGAGGACTTCTGAGTTGTTGATGATAAGGACACATTCATCGGTCTCGTCAACAGCAGAACCATTGACAGTCATTCTCTTCATCCAGTTAAAGATGGAAGCCCAATTCTGCATGTACTTATCAACAGTAAATGTAACAGTGTATGGTTCAAAGTTCAACTTCTCACCAATTTGGTTTGGGTCAACATAACGAGTATGTTGAGCAACCTCATTCACACGTATCTCAGGTAAGTCAACATTCTGCAACCAAAACTGAACACCAGGTAACTTAGGAAAGCTCATGCGGCAATTAGACGCAATGAGTCCATCCAGCACCAATGCTCTACCATCGTAGTTGAGTGCATTTCCTTCATTCGGATTTGGTTGCAGTGTAATGTCTGTCATCGTTTATTTAGTGCTTACTTTTGTGGTTCATCTTCTTTGGCTGGTGCGGAGTCACTATTTACAGTTGAGTCTGCGGTAAATCCAGTTGTGAAAGCAAGAAGAATGAATGCTCCAATTTGAGAAGGCAATTGACCGCTCAGAATAACGGTAAGCAAAGCACCAACGTTAGCCATGATAGCCAACACAGTTCTCTTCTTGTTGTTATTGAACAAGTAGTCATACACACTTCCACTCAATTCGTTTTTGTAGAATTTCTTCAAGGCGTGAGCTAACATACCCAAGAAACCGATTGCCACAAAAATTCCATTATCAGGCGTAAAGAACGCTAAGAATTGTTCCCACATGGTTTACTTCCTTTCTGTATTTATTATGTGAAAAGAGCCTGATGTTGAGTCAGGCTCTTTCATATTACTTAACTACTGCCTATTCTTACGATAGGTTAGTTACGCGCATCAAGCGGTAGTAGTAGTTTGTTTGAGCAACCAAGTTGAACGCTGCTGCTGCGCCGTTACCAGCGTAGTTGTTACCGTTCAGTGGGTTTCCAGCCATGCCGTAACGAGTCTTGAACGCGATACGTGGTTGGAATGTGGTTGGGTCAATCGCTTTGTACATTGTCAATGGAACGTATGGGCAGTAGAACATACCTGCGTCAAACGCGCTAGAGCCTTTGTAACCTACCAATGCGAATTGGTTAGCGTCACCGTTAGCCATGTACGGGTCGATGTAGACCTTATACTTGCCATTCAACACGCCGACGAATGTGTTACCAGTGTCGTCAACTGTCAATGCTTCGCCGGAACCAAGTCCACCGATATCCAACTTACCAGCCATTGCCAAAGCAGACGCTACGTCAGCAGAGCAAAGGATGAAGTTACCACGACCACGACGAGTGGTTTGTGCGATACGGTTAGCTTCGCGTTCGATTTGGAACATCAAACCCTTGAAGCGTTCAACAGACCAACGTCCGTTAGAGTCCACGTCCAAGTCGAATGTACCAGCAGTTTGGGTGTTGGTTTGTGCACCAGTTACCGCAACTGTGTAAAGTGTACGAACAACTTCACGGTTGATTTCAGCAATCACTTCGTTTGAAAGCAAGTTGCTCAATTCAGATTCAGCATCCAAACCGTGAACAGCCTTCAAGTCTTGCGCCAATTCAACAGTGTAACCAGCCTTCAAAGCACGTTCTTTAGCTGTAACTGTTTGACGTTCGATAGTGAATGTCATTTCATTCAGGGTTGTAGCTCCACCGAAGTCTTCACCAGAGGCTGTAGTTACGCTCAAACCTGGTTGTGCGTTGTACGCAGATGCTGCACCGGAAGTGAATCCTGGAGATGCATCCCACGGTGCAAGACCGTCAGTACCACCAACTGGGTTTACACCTAGTTGTGCGGATGTACCAGTTGAGAATCCTGGGTCTGCTTCGTTAAACAAAGCTTCTGCACCAGACGAGTTGGTGTAGCGCGAACGTACTGCGAAAACCAAGCCTGTTGGCATTGTCATTGGCTGAACGCCAACTAGGTCAAACGCGATAAGTTTTGGCATTGCACGACGAATCAAACCAATCAACACTGGGTCGTAGTTTGCAACGTTAGCAGTAGAAGAACCTGGCAACGCTTCGTTCAATGATTCGTGTTGAGATGCCAAAGCACGTTCAGTGTTTTCCATCACAACAGCGGTTACTTTACGGCGGTGAATATCACCAATCTTGCCGGATGTTTCTTCATCCAATACCGGGCCCCATTTTTCTTCAAGTTGGGATTCGTTCAAAAATTCTGCCATTTTATTTCCTTTTCTTTTATGTTAAATTAAACGTTACGAGCAAACTTCAAGTTACCTTTTTGAAGAGCCGCTACAACCGCGTTAACGTTTGAGCTTGATTCTTTCAATTGAGTAGCTGGGGCTTGCGGTGTTACTTCTTGAGAATTGCTAACTGTGAATGACGATTCACGAATTACTTTTGCCTTGGCAGCAAATTCTTCCTCATTTTCGAAACTGATGTCTTCGGTAAGAGCATGGAACTTCTCAGTTTGAATTGCAGTCAATCCTTCTTCCAAAGAAGAGACGATTCCCTTGCAACGCAATACGGTAGCTTGGCCGACAGCTTGTTCTTTTTCTTCTGCCAATGCTGCTACTTCTGCCTGTAGTTCCGCGATTTCTTTTGCTTGTTCTTCAACAACGTCAATCTTGTCTTCCGGCACATCTACATAGTGTTCTTGGAACACTGTCTTAATACCATCAATGAAGGAATTCACCATTTCAACTTTCATACCACTCTCAAGGGCAACAGCATTGTCTTTCATCCACTGCTCGACAACGTAATCAAGATAACCATCAATTTGTTCGACTAGCTCTCCCTTTACTTCTTCAATCGCTTCGTTAAGTTGCGACTGATATGCTTCTTGAAGTTCATCTGACTTTTCAGACAGTGCTGCTTCAAATAGTGCTTCTGCTTTAACGCGGAAGTCTTCGGTCAATTCTTCACCGGAGAACAGAGCGTCAAATGCTTCGTGAGTTGGAGAAGACAGCTTTCCGCCCTTTTCCTTTTGTGACTCACCTTTTTGAATCTTTGCGTTGTCACCATTGTCTTCTTGCTTATCAGCAGAGACTTTGCTTGTGATTGATTCTGGGCCAGCAGTACCACCGCTAGTATTGGAACCTGCACCTGTGTTCAACTTTGCAATTGTTTTTGCGGTCTTGGATGCACCAGACTCACCAGTTGTAGTATCACCTACGAAATCCTTAGATTGACCTGGGATGGTTGCTTCCTTAACTTCGGCCTTGTCAGCCTTGCCAGAACCAGCTTCAACTTCGCCGCTCATAGCATGTTTGTTGTTCTTTGCTGCTTCTTCTTTAGCCTGTGCTGCGGCTGCATTTGAAGTAGACTTTTCATCTTTTGCAATAGAGCCAGCAGTCTTGTCTTCCGACAAAATTTCGCCTCTCATGATTGCTTTGATTTTTTCTTCAAGTTTCTTTGACATTCGTGATACTCCTAATCTTGTGTATTATTTATGTAAAACTGATTTCACGCATTTCATCAATTATTTTGGTGCATATGCAGCTTTGAATCTAGGCCACAATTTATCGTGCAGAGTTGTACGGTTAATCATGTTCTCACCGTACATACTTCCTTCTTTGTTATGGCGGGCTACAATTTCTTTAGCAGCTTTCACATCTTTTTCATCACCAACATGTTTAGCCATATGAAGAACATTTCCGGAATGGTCGTTGTTGTCTTCTTTGCGCTCATATGTCTTCCACGGATTTGCTGCTTCAAGTACAGTTTGAACAGCTTCTTTCAGTGAATTGGTGATTGGTTTTGTGATAGCCATATTAGTTTTGTTCGTGGGTTAGCATCATTTTGGCAGTACCATGTGCATCTTCTTCATCATTTGTGAAGTAGTCTGCTGGTTCGTGGTGCTTACCATTTCTGTGAAGCTTGACAACATACGGGTCGCCCTCATTATGTTCTCCAGACAACTTGTATACCTTTGTGGTACTTGTACCTTGAGAATACTCACCAATCTTCTTCTTGGCTTCAAGAACGTTTTGGATTGCTTCTTTCAGCGAATCTGTTATTGGTTTAGTTATTGCCATTATCGTTTACCAAATTTGAGCATCAAGTCGGCCCAAGCCTTCAATGCTTTTTCTTCTGATATTTTTTCTTTGACAACATCTTGAACCAATTCAATGATACGTCCGTCTTCGGTCATATCATATGTAACGGATTCCATGATGCCGTTTACAAAGCAACCTTGACCGGATGGGTCTGATACAACGTCTGCTGCACTGAAACGCAAGTCGTTTTGAACGTACTTGATGCCACCAGATTCCTTCAAGGAACCAAGTGCACGTGTAGAGATACCAAGACGACCACCAGCCTCCATGATGCCAATAACGATTTGGCCCATTGGAGTACCTTCTGTGATGCGTGCTTTGCCGTTGTAGTGAATGCCATCTTTGTTCATTTGTTCAATGACGATGCAAACACGTTCTGGGTTAACTTGTGGGTGTGACGGGTGATTCAATTCACCAAATGCGCGGCGTTCTTTGATGAGGGTGGAATACTTGGACATAGCACCGTCGAGAACTTCTTCGGTGTAAATACGACCATTTGCATTCATGTCTTCACGAACACCAGTACGACCACCTTGGCAGAAACGGCCTTCGATGTACCATTTCTTACCTTCGCCGGAATCTTCTACCAGCATTTCTACATCATCGTATTGTTCTGTGATTAACTTGAGTGCCATCTTATTCACCATCGACTTGTGTGCGCTTTGGTGCGAAGCGTTGAGCGGTTTTGCGAATCAAAGCCTTCTTCTTAGCTTTGCGCTTTTCTTCAACGTCAGAACCATCTGCGTCATCGAATTGTTTCTTTTCGTCAACTGTAGACTCGTTTGAGAATCCGAATTGGCGGGTTGCGATATCCACTTTCATTGCGTCGAGACGCTCGGACACTTTGTCCATTAGAGCCTGACCAAGATTTAGTTCTGCATTTTGTTTGTCGCCGCTTGAAGCAGCTTGGATGAATTGCAAAACAGATTCGTTTTTGATTGCCATTTTGTTACTCCTTGATGTACAGTATTATTTATTACTTCTTGTAGTTTGCTGCATCGTTCTCAGGTTCAGCCGCTTGTTGCTCTGGTGTAGTAGCTGGACTTGCAGCAGGCGCAGGAGCGGGAGAACCGCCACCGCCAGCAGGAGCAGCCGCTGGCGCTGGTTGTTGTTCGGCTTCAATTTCAGCTTGTTGCTGCATCATGTCTTGCTGTTGTTCAGCTTGATAATCTGCTTGCAACTTCCATTGTGGTTGAGCAGTTTCATCGCCCTTTTCCAATGCCATTTGCTTATCTTCTTCTTCGATGTCCTCATCGGTCATACGGAGAATTTTCTTCTGAACGGTCTTCTTGCTGTAATACTTTTGTAGCCAGTTGTCCGCGCTCTCAAGCAATTGCAAACGGCTCATCAAAATGTCTTGTTCTTTGAATTCGGTGAAGTAGTTGTCACGTTGGAATTCAATGCGAATGTCGCCCTTGATAGAGTCCCATTCTTCGGTGTTACATATACCTTTCAGGATTAGCTGAGTCTTCAAGACTGCAAGCATCAATTCTGCGAAGCGAATGCGTAGACGGTCAACGAACTTTTGGAATTTCAATTCATCACGAGTGATTTCAGAAGGACGACCTGTGTTGAAGCCAGATGATTCGTTTTGGAAACGGCTCTTAGGCACGTTCAAAGCTTCATACATCTTTTCCTTGAACCAATCCAATGAGTCCAAGTAACCAGATACGTTCTGTGCACCAGGAAGAATATCAACCTCTGTACCTTTTCCACCATCGCGGCGTGGCATCCAGAAGTCTTCCAACATGCTCATGTATTTCTTATCGTCACGAATGTCGCCTGTGCGTGCATCGTATACCATCTTATTGCGGTAACGGTTCATGATATCTTTCATGTACTGTTCAGCTTTAAGCTTTGGCAAGTTACCAACGTCAACGTAGAACACACGGCGTTCTGGTGCACGTGCAATGAAGTACACAACGGTTGCGTCTTCAAGCATACGGAGTTGGTTGATAGGACGAATAGCCTTGTGCAAGTAGCTCAATGCCATGCCTGTTGTTTGGTCGATATAACCGGATGTTGTGTAGATGATAGCGTCTGGGCTGATTTTCAAACCACGGTTTACGTTACCTTCGGATTGACCGGATGTTCCTTGCGAACCAGAACTCTTTCCGGTGAAGCCATATTCATTGTAGATGTAGTATTCGTCAATCTTGTCGATTACATCTGCTCCACTTGGAGTCTTTTTGCGGGTTACTTCTTTAATCTTCTTGACCTTAACTGCGTCGAGAGGAACCAATTTTTGGATGCCATCTGTCAGGTTGTTTTTGTCTACGATGACTTGGAAGTATGTACGACCATCAACATACCAACGGCGGAAAATGTCTGCGCCCATTGAGTCGAAGTATAGAAGCTTTCGAACTGTGTCAAATTCTGCTTCGATTTTCTTCTTAACGCCTGCGCCCTGTTTCAGCTTGTCGAGGTTAAGCTCAACAATTTCAGTGTCAGACTCCATAGGCATAGCCTCATTGAGAATGTCTTGAATTGCTGAGTCAACTTCTGGATATAGGGAGATGTCACGATATTTGATAATCGCTTGGATTTCAGATTTAATCTGACCGTCCACGTCCAAGTACAGACCAAGAGAGGCACTGCTTGCAACGGAGACGGCAGAACTGTCATCCGACAGGCCAACCGACAAGGCTCCCGAATTGTCTTTCTCTTTATCGGAAGCCTTCTTGATTTCTAGGCCGAATAGGTTTGTGACATTATTAAAGAAGCTCACGCAGTATCACCTTTGTAATGATTAAGTTAAATCGGGAGTATCCCAATTGATGTATTCGAATGTGACTGTGAACTTTTCCAAGGAATCGTTCTCACCGAAACCCAAATTGATTGGGTCAACGGACACGGGGAATGCACCAATAAAGTTGTAAGCCTTGATAACATTATCGTTACGGTCAAGATGGTCAACACCCATGTCAACGCTGTACAAACTTGGGTTCTGAACGCCTGTGTTGTCACGTACATTATTTATGTAGTGAGTCCACTGTTCCAGCGCGTTGCGGATTGTGAAGTTTGCATCGTTAACAACTGTTACTTGCCATGCTTGGAATGTTCTGTCGCCAGCCAATGGAATGCGACGACCACGATACATCGCGGAAGCCACACCAAGTGTAGATGCTGGCAAAGCAGTGGATTCGCACAGGAATTCTCCTGCGCGTGATGCAGCCGCACCACCCACGATTGCCGCTGGGAAAATCAGGCGGCAACGGAACTGGTTAGGACGTGCACCGCCGCCTACTAATGCCGATTTAAAACTTGAGATATTCATTCTTTAGTTCCTTATTGTGTGACAATTGTGCTGAATTGAACATCAGAACGAGTAGCAACGAACGTCAAAGTGATGTTGTTGATGCTGCGTGCTGGCTTAACATAAATCTCACCAACGAATTGGTTGGAGTCGATGACTTGTCCAGTGTTGTTCTTTTCATCGCAACGTACCAAGAAGTCTTGGATGCCGCGCTTGCCTTGGATTGTGCGCAAGAATGGTTCAACCATATTCTTGAACTGTGCACGAGTGAACACATCGTTGAACTCGAACAACTGATACTTGGCAGCAATTGCAATCGACTTTTCAAGGATGATGAACAAGCGACGAACGTTGTAACGGTCAAATGCGCTTGGCTTCAAAGTACCTGTTCTGTCGCCGTACAATACAACACCTTGGTTAGCGAAGGCCACGATTGGGTTAATACCCTTTGGGTAAATAACGTCACGTTGAGCCAAGTTTGGATTGAACGCCAACTTAACAACGTTCTTCAAACCGCCACGGTTGAAACCACCAGGGCTGTACCATTCTTCTGCAATGAAACCTAGACGTGCGGCAATACCTGCCACGTCACCGTTCATTGGAATCCAACGGTATTTGCGATTGTACTTATCGTAAATGTATTTATAGCCAGTGTCGGTCACGGTGTATTGAGCATCCATTTCTGCGATGTTCCACGATGCTTTGCAAGCTACTGCAAGTGATTCTGGTGCAGTGTCTGTATCCTTGATTGGAGTACCAACGGTTGTGTGGTAAACACTGTTATATGACATAGCATCTTTACGACCAGCAGCTAGAGTTTGAGCGCAATATGCGATAACAGCAGCAGTGTGACCAGCAGTGATAATGTGTCCAACGTCAATCAAATCCTTGTTTGCGTATTTTGAGTATGCAGTCAACATTTCGGTATCACCAGAAAGTGTACCAGCCACGCCACCAGCCAAGCCTTTTTGCAACGAGTAAGTAGCACCAGCACTTGTTACAGTGAATGCTGCAAAGTCGTAACCAACCGCAGCAATGTCAGTTGCGAATGTGTCGGTGTTTGGGTCTTTGCTTGTGCTTGAAGATGTTGAAGTCGATGGGAATGCAGTCATCCACACATACTTCGATGTAAGGTTGATTTTAGTCAACGCAAATGTTGAGTTACCTGTGTAGTCGGCAGCATCAACTGCTTTAGACACGGCTTCGAACTTTTCAAGAACGCTGTATTTTGTTCCAGTGATATTTCCTGTTGCATCGAATACCAACACGTGAACTTCATCGTTTTTAGCTTCTGTTTGGTTAACGGCTAGATTCGAAACGTATACAGAAGTTCCTGGTGCGGCGGTGAAGTACGCATCGAATGGAATAGCGTTCGGCATGGTTGTGATGGTTGCAGCCCATGCTTTGAAAGCAGTCCAACCAGCAGAGTCAACAATCAGAACACCCAAGTCATTGCCGGAAATACCAGCATTCTTAGCTGCAAAAATACCAGTGGTAGTTTTGTTTCCGCTTGTCATTCCGTGGAATGTGTCTTCGTTGTCAATCAAGAAACCTGTGCCAGAGAATGTTGCGTTCAATACTCCAACAGGAGTTGCACGAGTTACATACAGTGATGCAGAATACTTTAGGAATTCAGCAGCGCAGTGCCATTCCATGTAGTTTGTTTCGTTTGGCTTGCCGAATGTGGCAACCAATTCGTCTTCTGACGAAATCAGAACTGGCACGTTCAATGGGCCAGTTGAGAACTTACCAGCAATAGCTGCTTGGGTTGTCGCAACGGTTGGAACGATTCCTGAGAAGTCCAATTCTTTGATATTTACGTCTGGGGATAATACGCTCATTTCTTAATCCTTATAATGGTTTGGTAATTGTTATCCTGTGTATTATTTATTATTTTCGGTGTTTGCCACAGGAACACCAGATGCACTTAACAGCGCATTGATGATTTTGTCTTGCTTTAAACTGTACTCAGTCATACTACTCAAGTCTAATGTCAACTTTCGTGCAATCTGACCTTGTGTACCTTTACCATCACTTGTAAGAACTGGCTTTGTTGGCAATTCAACCTTTGGTGGTGTCCATACGGGAACCTTAACAATCTTTGGGTCGCAACCAACTAGCAAAAATAACGATAACAATAAAAGTGCTTTTTTCATTTTGTAACTCCATTCCAAAGGTCTGCATTTGTTTTAGCCGACTTTGATACTTCCGCCATCGCCGCATCACATGTAACGGCAAGTGGTAATGATTCAACATACTTGCGATATTCTTCAAACTTGCGAGTGATTTCTTCGTTTTGTTGTGATGCAATCACGAGTGTTTTTTGCAAGTTGTCATAGTGGAAACCCATGTCATCAATTGCTTTGTTTTGAACTTCCAGTGATGTGCTTAGTTCAATAATTTTGTCATCTCGATTGCTAATTTGATATTCATCGAGCGCAATCCACGAAAACAAAAAGATTACAACCACGCCGAGGAAACCGATTTTATTGTATATCGCAACAATTGCGTCTTTAGCTACTAACCACCACATTTTTCCACTCCTTGAAGGACAACAGTTTTGGTGCGCCTTCTCTTTTGTTTTTTTCGATGTAAGGGTTGGATTTCTTTTCCAACGACTTTGCTTTCATCCCAATTGGAGCAAGTTTCTGTGCGCCAACTTCGATACTCCCGCCAACACCACCAGCACCAGCACCGGATGTTTCGTTTACACTGCTCTCAAGTGTGTGATTATGTTTTTGCATAGTGGTAAGTCCGAGTCTTTCAAATGTAAGTCCTGAATCTCTTCTGGCATACGGTTTAGGAATGTCAGATATGTCTTCAACTTGTACCATTTATCTTGGCGCACCTTGTAGAACATCATCTTCGTGCACGTCTCATTATCAAAAAGATTGTAGAGGTGTACGATATTATTCAGGGTCAATCTAACAAATTCGTCGTCGTATTGGTCTATGTTCAGAAGTTTCTTCAAATATGAGAACTTCTTTACGTCTTTGTTGAATTGCTCAAGCGTAATGCAATGTGGGTTGTCATATGCACGAATGGCGTGCTGCACAAAATTCGAATTATCAATCACGTGTTATATTAAACCGTATATAGAACTGCCAAGTAAGAACCCAAACAAACCCATTTTGGTGAATTCGACACTGTTATGCATCGCAGCACAACCGATTGTCCAGCAACTGAGAAGTCAATTCGGTTGAATCCAACCCCATTTGTTACTTTGACGGTCGCCTTTGCCCCACTTGGTAGGGTTACAGCAGTTAGTGTTTTGTATTGACCAGAAATGCCATTACCTAAGTCAAATTGACCAATACTCAAACCCGTATCAACATATAACTTCGAAAGTTCTCGTGCGGCGTTTAGTGGTTTGAAATAGCCAACACCTTGAGGCGCATCGGTTGCATTTGTAAACGTAATATCTTCTGCCGAATTCAAAACTACGCCATCTTCTGTTGCACTTCCAGCTTTAATGTTTCCATTTACATGAAATTTTGCCTGTGGAGTTGCAGTATCAATGCCGATGAAGTCAGCAGAGCCATCTATGTAAAACAGGTTCAATGAATTGCTTGAACTGATTCTAAAGTCAATTGGTCGTCTAGATGGATTGATTTGGATATTGTCGAGTGAATCAAGCGTCTTCAACAATGTTGTCAAAGACAATTTCTTGTTCACACCATTTTGCACAACCATGAACAGGTCGCTAGGCGCACTCGATGAAGCTTCTGGAAGCTGTGTTAATTTAATATCCAATTTGTTTCACCAGATTATGCTGCTACAACGCTTGTGTTTCCAGAGATGAACCAGAATCCATTGATATTCTCAAGGGAAACGTAGTCGCCTGCCGCGTTAAATGTCAATGTGGTGAATCCGGTTCCGCTCGTCACAGTAACAATTGCAGTAGCAGAGCCACCCATTGTTTGTGCCGCGATGACTTTCTTCATACCATGTGTACCAGCCGCCAACGTGTAGTTGGTTGCTCCGGTTGCGCTTGTAATCAGTGATGTTTTGACTGCTGTTGACAACGCACCAGAAGCTGGTGATTCTTGAGCAGGCAATTCAATTGCTGGTGCTGGAAGATGCGACAGGAACGTAGCCATATCGAGCTTGAGTGTAGTTCCACCCTGAACGATTGGGAAGTAGTCGGTTGTGTTAACTGTGGTAGCCGAAACTAATTCGGAAATTTTCTTGTCTGCCAAGGTGATGCTCCTTTTATCAAATGAGTGGGGTGAGACTTAACTCACCCCGATATTATTAGTTGAATGCAACAGTAGTTATTGCAGCGGCTGTGAACGAGCCTGGTGTGAATCCTGCTACGTGGTTGCCAGCGATATCGTTAAACACTCCACCGTTTGCTGCGATGGTTGTTCCTGTTGTCACGTTTGTTGCGGTAGCGATGTCGCCAGCAACTAGAGTGTAAGAGAACGCCATAGTGCTTGCACCGGATAATGCTGGGTTGTATACAGCTTGTTTTGCACCAGATGTGATGTTCAATTGCAATGTTGGTAGACCTGCACCAACGTTTACTGCAATTGGTTCAGATGCAGTCAAAATAACTGTGAATACATTACCTGTAACATAGTGGAATGTACCACCAACACCTGTACCAGCCAATGTAACTGCTGCGGTGAATGTTGGGATTGTCAAGAAGTCTGCATATGTAGTATCCAAACCACCCATTGCGACTAGAACTTCGTAAATGCTCCAAACTTTGCTCAAGGTTGCAACAACAGTTGCAGTTCCTGGGTTAGCTGTTTGTGCAACGGTGAATTGGTCAGCAGTAACTACAGTGACAGCGGCCTTGTGACCGTTGTATCCTTCGGCGATTGTTCCACCGATAACACCAGTAATCAAAGCGTCTTGACCAGTTACAAGTCCGTGCGCGGTTGCGTTGTATGTAAGAACGCTACCAGTCCACGAAGCAGATTGGATTGCAACGCCGTTATTTCCACCAACACCTGGTTGAATCCAACCTTCGGGTGCAGCGTATGTAATTGGCAATGAAGCTGGCGCGAACAAAAGTTCCACAGTACCAGCCGCAGATGATGTTGTATTTTGTGATAGCGTAATCGAAGTTGCAGAGTTCACAGAAGATACGGTTGTACCTGCTACGATGCCTGCTCCAGTGATTGTTTGACCCGCCACTACGCCGTCAGTGATGAAGCTGCCTGCTGCTCGTGTGCAAGTTGTAGCAGAGTTGCTCAAAATGCAAGATGCTTCTGTCAACTTAAATGGACGCTTTGCGTCAGCAAGGAAGTTCGGCTTTTTTGTGTATGAGAATTGGGACACGGTGTTACTCCTTTATATTGTGATACTATTTATCGTTAGTCATTTCCGTAGGAAGTGTTTGCTGCATCTCCCTTTGGACGTTCAAATCTTCCACCAAGCGTCATCTTCTGTGGTGCGTGCACTGCTACATGTTTAGCATAGCCAGCATCTTTCAATGTTTGGTTTGCCTTCTTCAAATCGTCTGCGCCTGCTGCGTTGTTTACGCTAACGTGAGTTGAACCAGTTGAAGCTTTTTTGACTGTAGTAACATTCAAGTCGTGCTTATCTGCCAAGAGTTTTCCGATGGCATCATCCGACTCAACGATTGTTGTTACATCCTCGCCAAGACGCTTGTTAGCGGCCTTAACAGGATTTGTGAAAATGCTTGCGGCCTTCTTGACACCAGCTACACCGGCCTTCAATGCAGATTTGATTTCGCTTTTTGCCGGAACTGGATTGAAGTCTTTTAGATAGCTGGAAATCTTCTCACCTTTTTGTGGGAGTAAACTCATTTCGATGTCGCCTTCTTTGCTACGTTCTTTGCTGCTTCAACTGCCGATACTTGGGCCTCTGCGCAAGCTTCAAGTGTTTGTTCGATGATGCGATTCGTTTGAGCAATTACACCAGATTCTGTTGGTGCGGAGCATTCAAATACAACTTCTTCACCTTCAATGATTTGAGCAACGAACTTTGTTCCAACTTGGTAAACGGTGTAGTCAACCCCTTCTGAACAAACGTGACGGCGTACTTTGCCAACACCCTTCATTTCACCGCGAGTTAGGTCGCCTTTGGATGGCTCTTTCTTGGCTTTGATACCTAATGCGTCACCTAGTGCGCCTGAGTATTTCTTTTCACCTTCGTCGTCATCACGTTCGCCGTACTTCTTCTTTGGCTGTTCGTTTGCCTTGTCTTTAGCCGCCTTCAATATTCCACTGAATGCTTCGGATAACGATTTTAGAGTTGTCATTTCAGTTCCTTCGTTTACGTTTGATGAGTGGTATCCAATTTCCTTATGGTGACTAGCAATTTCTTTGCTGTGGTCAAATCCATCATTTTCCAAATCGGTGCGCTTGGATTGAAGTTCTCCAAGTAAACCTTCATGTAGGTTATTGATGGAAGATGGATGCGCAGCACTGCGGATTTGATAGGTCAAATTGTCAACCTTGTTGTGAATCATATTCAGTGCTTTGCGGTGTTCGTGTGCTGCGATTGCGTGTAGATTAGCTGCCTTCTTATGTTGGTCAGATGTTCCACCGTCGATTGCATCGGTAGCCTTACGTGCCTGTGCGCTCAACTTAGCTGCACTCTTTTTGACATCTTCAAGACTGTCTTGCATCACAGCAGGGCTATCATATTCCTCCAAAAGAATTGATTCGAGCATCAGCGCGAAGTCAGTTTGCTCATCGCCTTCGCTCATCAACTTAGCCATCAATTCCATTGCGTATTCTGTGGATGCATTGACGATTTGGTGAGTTCCACCCAAGCCATGTGAGTCAATGTGAGTCT